TATGCAATCTATTATTTGACCGATAGATGCACAGTACCTGTAAGCAGAGTTTCTGCAGAGAAGAAAGCAGTGATTACAAAAATGATCGCAAACAAAATGTTTGGAAACGAAGAATGGATTCAGAGGACATTCAACAGGGTTATGGAGCAAGCGTTTGATGAAACAGAGGCAAAGCGTAAGAAAATGTATGAGGATGGAAAAACCTATGTGGAAAATCTTCAGAATTATGGCTATGCCACATGGTATGACTGGTGTATCGCAAACTGGGATACAAAATGGAACGCTTACGACAACGAATCAGAGGGAACAGACTGCATTAAGTTCAGCACAGCATGGGCGAATCCAGAACCGGTAATCAGAAAGCTGGCAGAAATGTATCCCGGAGCAAGGATTGAGCATTGGTGGGATGATGAAGATACTGGAAGCAATACCGGATATAGAATTTTTGAGGGCGGCAAAGAGACGGAGGATTCAGCCGGATATTATGAAAATTGTTCAAAAGAAGCCTATAGCTGCTATGAACTGTGCTGGGGCGAAATGTCGAAATGTTACCACAAGGACGAGAATGGCAACTGGGTGCAGCATGACTGTGAAAGCTGTGCTGGGTGCAGTTTGGGCACAGCATGATTGCATAGATCACACAGGGTGCGATTAAGAAAGGAGAAAACTATGGGACAGTATTATAAGCTGGTTAATTTTGATAAAAGAGAATTTGTAGAGCCTTGGCCGCTGGATTGCGGTGCAAAGCTGATGGAATGGTCGTATTGCAGAGCAGGCATGGCCTGCGCTCTTATGAACCTGATCGCTGGAAGTTGGAAGGGCGACAGGGTGTATGTGGTTGGCGATTATGCAGATCTGGAATATAGCGATGAAAACTGGTTTGCCGAGTATAAGGAAATGGCAGATGAACTTGGAACTGATAATGTGTATGACTATGCCACAGAGAATTTCAAGGATATTACAGAGGAAGTGGACGCAGAGTTCCATGACTGGAAGAGGATTTACAACCACCGCAAGAAACAGTTTATTGATCTGAGTAAATGCCCGGTTGAGTGGGTATGGTGGGACGATGAAGCAAAGAAGCCTGTTCTTTCAAGCGTTGCGCCGCTGGGCTTGCTGCTGGCAATGGGAAATGACAGAGGCGGTGGCGATTACCGCAGAAGTAATGGAGAGAATTTTAATTTGGTTGGAAGTTGGTGCAGTTCTACGAGATACGTAGAGGTTTCCAATGATGAATGTACACCAGCAGGATATAAAGAGTTTGCACCGGATTTCACGGAGAATGATCCACTGATTCCATATACCAAAGCAGATGAAATGATGGAAAAACTGAGAAAGAAGAAAATGGCAGATGAAAAATGATCTGAGGAAGAATGGCTCCGGCTATTATGATGAAACTGCTTACAAAGCAATCAAAAATACAATGAAAAATCCAACGAGGGGGGGATCCACCATGAATAATGGAGAATTTTTTGAAAAAGACATCGTAACTGTTGAATGCACAAATGGTACACAGGACTTCTTACTTCTGAAATGCCATGAAGACTATGCTACCGCTTTGCTACTGAGAGAGAAGAAATACAGAGAAAACAATGTCAAGATTATTGGCAGATCTATAATGTATGCAGACGCTGGCAGACCGGCTTATGTTTACTATGACAAAATCAGTGGCTATATAAAAACCATTAAGGATCAGGAATTTACAGATATTCAGACCAGCATTGCAAAAGCTATGGGATTGATAATTGACCGGGAAACAGCACCGGCACCAGAATATGTTCCACAGGGCAGTGAATCTACGGTGCCGGAAGAACTGGAAATGTTGTGCAAGCAGGTTGCGAATTGCTGCAAGAAACTGGACGATATGCAGCCGGAAGTGCCGCAGGAGAATGTAGAAAAGTTGAAGACCAGCATTATCCGACTGGAAGCAGAGCGTGATGTTTACAAGGAGCTGTTTATGATGGCAAATGGTACGAAAGGAGATAACGATGGATCTGAAAATAAGTCCGAGAAGTTGACCGAGGCGGGGTGGCGTGTATGCCGCTCCGTAGAAACGTCCCAGAGGGGCGAGAAGGCTGGAAGTTAACCACATGTCCTAATTGTGGAAGGGAGTGCTGGGAAATGCCCCTGCTGGACGTGGTAAAGGCACAGGGGGCTTCTGCATTGTGTACGGAGTGTGCATTGAGACAAGGAGCCGAAAATGTAATCAAAGAAAATACAGACGCAATCGCTGTGTATCTGACAAAAGATGCAGATATAGATACTTGGAAAAAGAACTCAGATAATGAATTTGAAAACTTGAACCCCGATTTGCGGCAGTTTTTTATGCGGTTTGGAGTTTCTGAAAATGATTTTGCTGTCATAGAAAAGGCTGGGAAAAAGAATATTGTGATCCGGGAAAGTATCGGTAGAAAGATGATGGAGGCCATAGCAACAGCCTTAATTGCCGATGGCCATATGACACTTGAGGAAGCGGCAGAATATATGGAAAATGGCAGTGATCCAGTAGATAGCGAGGGTGAAGGAAAATGACAATCAGAGAAGCCGGGAAAGGCGTTGTAAGAAAGGCATACGGCGGGAGGACATATGCATATCGGATAGGCTTCATCAACAAGCATGGAGCAGAAGATGAAACAGAGCTGGACGCAGAAGATATGAAAGATCTCGCAAGCCTTTGGAGTTCCCTTTGCCCAGAATTTAATTGCAGAGCAAATAGTGTTCAGTATGTGGAGGCAGCACGATGACAAAAGGCGATATGATACGTTCAATGAATGATGAAGCATTGGCGGAGTGGATACATAACATAGACCATTTTTACGACGATCACGATAATCTTTGCGTTTCCTTGATGGTAGAGGATGATACACAGGAAACCGAAGATAGTTATGGCTGCCTGTTGGAATGGTTGCAGGAGGAGGCATAGCATGGGACTGACAATCAGGATTCCGGGAATGCGAGATACTTATAATTGCGGATATATTACATATGGCGTATTTCTTATGAAATTGGCAACAGCATACAATCAAGAAATGGGAGAGATATATGAAAAATATTTCAAATCAGCGATACCGCTTTATCCGAAATTAACAGATGCGGAAATTGTAAGATACAATGAGCTGTGCAATCCGGATTTAGACATATTACTGTTTCATTCGGACTGTGACGGAAAACTGACACCGAAGGAATGCAAAAGAATCTATAAGGCAATCAAAAATCTGAAAATGGATATGCCGGGACATAACTATGGTGACATGAAACCGTACAATATGCTGGAGCGATTCAAAATGATGTTCCTGCATTGTTGGAAATTCCGAGTGAATATGTACTTTGAGTGAGGTGGTTGGTATGTGCGACGGAATCAAATTGGTATGCAATGAAGCCGGGGAATGGGAGAAATACGACGATACTTGGGACATCACAATTCATTGCAGAGATGAACAGGAAAACGAAAAGATAAGAGCAATTCTCACAAATCTAAATCTTTCTGGGTGGATTGCGACAAAAGATAAGCTGCCAGAGAAATTTAAGACGGTTTTATGCTGGGTCAGAGACAAGACCATTGCAGGAGGCGAAACCTATATTCTGGGATCACAGGATAATGGGTGCTGGTTCCTAAAGACTTATGATATTGGCACGCAGAGCTATCCTGTGAAAGATTATGAGGTTGTTGCATGGCGAGAATTACCGGAACCGTATGTGGAGGTAGAAAAGTGAATAAGCAGAGAAGAAAGAGATTAGGTAAAGCATTTGATCTTGTAACGGAAGCAATGGATATTTTGGAAGAGGTAAAATCTGAGGAAGAGGAAAGCTATGACAATCTTCCAGATAATTTCCGAGATGGTGACAAGGGAGAAGAAATGCAGAATTACATAGAAATGCTGGAAGAGGCCAGTGGCTATCTGGACGACGCAAATAGCGTGATCGAACAGATCTGATGGACGAAAGAAGATTTTAACAGGAGGAATTACGAAGATGAATAAGGTTATTTTGATGGGACGACTTACCAGAGATCCAGAGGTCCGGTATTCTTCTGGCGAAAATGCGCTTGCGATAGCGAGATATACTTTGGCAGTTGACAGAAGATTTCATAAGGACAATGAAGCGTCTGCGGACTTCATTGGCTGTGTTGCGTTTGGAAAAGGCGGAGAATTTGCGGAAAAGTATCTGAGACAGGGAACCAAAATCGTAGTCACAGGTAGAATCCAGACCGGAAGCTACACCAATCGGGAAGGACAGAAGGTATATACGACGGAGATTGTTGTGGAAGATCAGGAGTTTGCAGAGAGCAAAGCAGCGAGCCAGAATAATTCGCAGACCAGCGCCGGAAGCCGGCAGCAGCCACCGCCACCTATGCCTGCTGATAAGGATGGATTTATGCAGATCCCGGATGGAATTGATGAAGAACTGCCTTTTAATTAAACACGAAGAAATCAGAGCCGTTGTGTATGCAGCGGCTTTTGATTTACTCACAAATGTTAGCAAATAACTTACAAAAATGCGTTTTATCTATTTACAAACTCACATATGTATGCTAGAGTAGAGACAGATAAAACAAAGGAGGGTACAAGGCATGAGAAAGAAATCTGGTATCTACAAGTATAACGGTAAGTGCTTCAGATATGATTACGAACATGCAATCGTAGAGTATGTGTCCAAGGCAACAGCACAGGAAAAGAAAGATAATGAGGAATGGATCGCAAAATTCGATAAGCCTTTATGGGACATTGATGAAAGCGGCTACCTGCTGATCGACAGCATTGGACTTTCAAGAGAAAACTGGAAAGACAAAGAAGCCAGAAATGAGTATCTGGAAGAGTATTGCTACCAGCTTGAAGATTTTGTTACAAGTGAACTGGCTGGAATGTTTTGAGAGAGGGGAACTGGCATGGAAAAAGATTACAGAGAGAAGATTAAGAAACTACTGGCACTGGCAGAAAGCCCGAATGAGCATGAAGCCAAAGCAGCATTGTTGAAAGCAAAAGAGCTGATGGCAGAGCACAAACTTTCTGAACTGGACGTAAAGGATGTAGGAAAGAAAGAAGTTAAAGAAGTCCTGCTGGAAGGTATGCAGGCCAGCACAAGATATAATCCTTGGATCATTCCACTGAGTACAGTTATCGGAGAAAACTATTGTTGCAAAGCTTTTAATAACAAATATAGTGGAAAACAGCTCAGAACAATCGGGTTCGTTGGATTTGAGGAAGATGTGCAGATCTGCGAGCAGGTGTTTCGATACGCTGTGAACTGCGTGGAATTAAAGCTGAAAGAAATCAAGAAAGAGAATAGCTGCTATAGCGCTCAATACCGCAAGAAGCTGTGTGACGGTTATGGTTACGGATTTATGGTCGGCGCACAGGAAGCCTTTGAAAAACAGAAGAAAGAAAACGAGGAAAAAGGCTGGGGACTGGTAATGGTTACGCCACAAGAAGTTACAGAACATATAAAAGATTTCAAGCACGAAAACTTCAACAAAAATGCCGGCAGCAAACTTGACGCTAACGCTTTTGGCATTGGGTACACGGATGGAAAGAAATTTGATCCGACAAAAAGGCTGGAGGCATAGCATGGACAAAGAAATGATAAAAGCCCTGCGGTGTCTCGGAAGCCAGAGCTGTATGGGAGACTGCTATGCTGATGTATATAACTACAAAAACAGATTCGACGTGAAAGCTGCATACATGTGCTGCGGAGAAGCAAACAAGGAAAATAACTGGATCGGCTGTCCGTATTATCAGAGTAAATATGAGACTTGCATTGATGATGGCTGTGAATGGCTGAATGAAGTGGCTGACATTTTAGAAGGTAAGATGGAGGATAGCGTGACATGATGGGCATAGAAAAACCAATTCAGATATTGGAATTATTTGGCGGCATAGGGAGTCCACGCTGTGCACTTCGGAATCTTAACATACCAACAAAGGCGATTGATTATGTGGAAATAGATGAAAATGCAGTCAGATCATATAATTCAATGTTTGCGGAAGAATTGCCATATAAGATGCAGAGCGTTGTTGGCTGGAGCTTGAAGCCTGACATCCTGATTCATGGAAGCCCATGCCAGGACATGAGCATTGCAGGTCATCAAGGGAAAGCAAAAGCAGAAGATGGAAGAATCAACAGAGGAAAAGGCGCGGATCAAGGTAGTGGAACAAGATCAAGCCTGATGTGGGAAACAATACATATCATCGAGCAGATGGGAAAGTGGAAACCGAAATATGTGATATGGGAAAATGTGCGGAATGTAACAAGTAAGCATATGATTGCGAATTTTATCCGATACCAGAAAGAAATGGAACGAATGGGCTACACAAACAATTATGAGGTATTGGACGCAAGGGATTTTGGACTGCCACAGGCCCGGGAAAGGGTTTTTACTATATCTGTTCTGGGAGAAGAAAAGTTTCAGTTTACTGATTTGATCCATACACCAATGAAAGAAATAGCAGATTTTCTTGAAGACAATGATTTGGTATCGGAAGTGTATGACGTAACACAGCCATCTGTAAGAAATGTAATTGGTGTCACCGGAGAAGTGAGAAGAGCAACTGTTATTAAAGATTACGCATACACCATCACAACAAGGCAGGATCGGACACCAGCACAGGTGATAGATTGCGGAAAAGGAAGATATCGGTATCTGACAGAAAGAGAGTGCTGGCGGTTGCAAGGATATACGGATGAAGATTTTGAAAGGGCGAAAGCAGCTCAAAATAAGAAAGGGAGATATTACATGGCTCTATATAAGCAGGCAGGAAACAGCATTGCTGTTCCTATTTTTGAAAGCATCTTTAGAAAAATAATTTTGGGAGAAACAGCAGAAGAAAAGACAGGAGGCTATAAGGATGGAAGGTAAAACTTTAAGGTTTGGCATAGAGGGAGCGTGGCTGACTGCATTTGTACGGGAACAGGTATTTTCTGAGGGAAAAGATCCGAAACACATAATCGAAATTATGCGTGGATTTATGTGCGGAACAGATCAGACAGAGGCAGAAATCGACAGACAGGCAGAAGATGTGCTGCTTGGAAGGGCGGAATTTAGAGGAAATCCCAGAGATGGTTCATGGTGCCTTGCTATTTTTCCAGCAGGGGAAGAACCTAGCGATTGGGATATGTTTGGAAAAATTGCGGAAATTATGAAGAAAAATAAACTTCTGGAAGATCAAGTGGCTGCTTATAAGGGAAAATATTCTGCGGCACTGGAAGCAATGTATGATTCTCAGAGAAATAATTTCCTGCAATCAATAGGCGAAGCGCCCAAAGATATGATGCCGACAATTCTGCGAGAATTTTTGGACAGGGCGACAGACGATGAATCGCACGAAACGGCTGATTATGGCTGGCTGGAGCCAGACGGTACATTCCATGAAGTGGAGTGGGGAGAGCATACCAAATGGGCTGATGATTATATGCGTGAGCATATGACTGATGATGAATGGCTGGAAAGCGAGATTTATAATTCAGGAGATTATTTGACGCAGAGAGGCTGGGTGCTGCTTCATAACCCGGCGCAGGGTATCGCAATTCCAACCAAAGATCCAGCAAAACGATACACGAAAGCACAACAGGACTTTCTGTATGGATATTATATTGACCGAAATCAAAGTGATAGAGCAAATGAGATTATGGAGGAATGAAAATGAATGAGAGCGAAAAAAGAGATATGCAAGAATATGGAATAACCTTAGGGAAGGCATGTGCTGTTTTCCAGCAGATCAAGAGTGGCAAGTACAGTGAGGACGAAAAACTTCGGGCGATTTGGGTTGTACTGGATATGCCAACACATAATGGCATTACTAAGGATGCGATTTTGGAAGCGTTTCGCTGGCTCTTTGATTATGCAATAGAGATTGATTCAGAAAGCGAGACAGAGAAATGACAGGAAAATGCGCTTTACCATCGGAATTTTGTGGACATGATGAATGCTGTATATGCTGCCCCGAGAATGAGAGTTGCAATACACAGTGCGGAGAAAAAGACGGACACGAATATGCGGAGAGTTGCCCTTATTACTGGGTACCAGAAACTGAAAAGGAGAATGAAGCATGACAGAGCCAATGATGATTACAGAAAATATGAGAAATGACAGAGCAGAAAAAGTCAGCAAAATTATTGAAAATATCAACAAGAATATAAAGAGAGCTTCAGAACAGGGGCTGCACGAATGCTATTTTGCTTGCTCAAAAGACAGCTACTCCGAGGCTCCTTTTTACAAGGAGGTAAGAGAAAGATTTGAAAGCTACGGATACAGAATCAAACCTACCGGATATATTGATGGTGTATGGCAGAGAACAGAGCATATTGAATGGTAGGAGAGAACATGAAAAGCAGGACGGAAGAAATAAACTATCTTGTGAAAATCTGTTTGGATCTTGCGAATATTGTAGACCGGCATGGCGAAAAAGACGAGCCATATTTAGAGGAGCTGAAACTTGGATACAGAGCTTTGAGCATATCATTACGACGTGGCGTGAAAGCAGTTATAGACTTGCAGGACGATTATTCTAAAGCATTGGAATATCAAAACTATGCTGAAATAGGAGAGAAAGCAGCCAGAGATTTCTTACAGGAAGTTTTCGGAGACGAAGAAATTGATACGATCAATGATGAAGACAAGCAGAAAATAAAGGAATTTGCGCAACAACTTATGAAAAACTGGGAGGAATAACTATATGTACGATTGGGAAGATCAGGAGTTTTACGAAAGCAGCCAATATGCAGATGAAATTGAAGCGTTGCAATCAGCGATTCGTAGCTCGATAAGAAAAGAAGTTCTGGAAGAAATGAACCGGTTGCAGGAGGAAAATAAGAAGCTTCAGGGGATTAAGGAACATTTCGAGAGCGTAAAGAGAGATTATGAAAGAAAAAAATCAGAATGTGATCGGGTTATTGCAAACGCAGAATATAATGCAAGAATAGCCAGATTTAGCGATTTGATGAAAGATCACAAAGTAATACGCTGGAAAGTGGACTGGAAATTGGCATATGGAGTGAAATGCGATATGTGCGATGATTCCAGACACATAAAGATAACACTTTCGTCTGGGAGAGTGGTTGAAGATAGCTGCAAGTGCAATACAAAAAGCCGACGGTTGTTTTTCCCGGCTCCGCGTGCATTGTATGAAATTTCTGATAGGAATGGGCTGATGGGATGGTATAAAGAATGCACTTCTTCCAATGGAGAAAAATATTATACTATTTCAGATGGATATTTCACAATATGTGACGGAAATAATAAAAAGGCAATGGAGAAATTAAAACGGCATGAAAAGGAATGGATTGAAAATGCCTTATATGACAGCAAAGAAGAGTGCCAGAAGATTTGCGACGAACTGAATGAAAAAGCAGGGCATCCTGAATGGATTTATAAGATAGATGGTACGCCGATAGTTGGAGAAGGGGGAATATTATGCGACTGATTGATGCGGACAAACTAATTTTGCATTTGAACGATTATGCGCTGACAGAAGCACCGGATGAAAGAGAAAGCGCAGGTGAGAGGAGAATATCTAGTGCGGTATATTCTATAATCCAGAATTGCATGGAAGCAGTAGAAGAACAGCCAACAGCATTTGATGTTGACAGGGTTATAGACCAGTTAGAAGAGCTGAAAGAGGAAGATATTTGCAAGAATATGTCATGTTTATTGTGCAAATATACTTCACAATGCGAAACTGGGGAAATGAGCGAAAAGGTTGCAATCGACAGAGCGATTGAGATTGTAAACGAGACAGAACAATTAAAGAGAAATGTCTGAATTCCGGTGGCAGAAAGACTGCCAGAATACTATAAGGAGGAAAAAGAAAATGGATAAGCAGGAAGAGCTGAAAAAGATGATGGACAAGGTAAATGAAAAATCTGATCCAGAGAAGGATCTTGATTACTATATTGATAAATGTGCAAGCAGATGCTTGTCTTTCTTCTTACAAACTGGTAACGAAGAAATTGCAACAGCTATGGCAGTTGCTTATACCATAGCTTTGGTTGATGCCGGTTTATTTGAAAATGAAGATGGAGAAAAATTTGGTGACACAGTAACGGAAAGAATGATGGTGATTTCTGGATTAAAATAAATAACTACAAATCAAGAACAGGGCTGATGAACCCGTCCTTTTTATACAAAAAAACTAAAAAAATAAAACAAACAGACTGGAAAGAATTTGTTCCAGTGAACTGGGAAGAATGGAAGAGAAAGATAAGTGTGCCGAGCACAAAAGATACGGAAGTATGGAACTGGATAAGGAATCAGCGAACAGCGGAGGCAGGCGGAATTATAGATCTGTTT